AAACAATACAACAACAACATGAAACAAACCACAAACAAACAAACAGACAAGAAGAAGAAAGGAAAGCCAGATTCAAAGAAGGCTGTCCAATCTGAACCCGTCAAAACCACCAAGCCCAAGCGCATCCACGGCTCTCTTACCAGTGCGCTCGCGGCTTACCAGATACCCGTGAATCCCCAAGGAACACTCCGCCATTACCTCGACCATTATGGGGTACCTACCACACCGTTGGAGGACTGGCACGATCCCAATCCACGCGGCCATCCGGTGGCCCACACGCTTCGCCTCTGGAGCGTTGTCCAAATCCTGCGTGACCTCACAGCCAGGAATGGTCTCGATCGTCAGGCCATTCTTGATTGGTATGGTCGAGACTGGCGAGCTTTTCGCTTACCGGCCTCAGAGGAAAAAGTTGGAGTCACATTCCATCCTCTGCGTCCCTCGGTTTATGCGGGGGACCCCAGCAGAGCAATTTGGTCCGACACCCCAACACCCGCAAAGTTCACGGCAGCCCTGGCTGTCGACATATATCTCCACAAGACCCAAACTCAGGCCTTTGGTCCACATCAGGTGGCCGAGGTCGCTTTCGAGTTGGGAATTCCATTGGTGTACGTCGTCACTCAGGATCTGTCCGAGCTTTACGGTAGCCATGTCCACTACGCCGAAATGACCACCGCCGATGAGCGCCGCCGCATCACCTCTACAGAAGGCTCTTGGGAGTCCATTGAGATTGACGCACGCCGCCACGTTGTCTTCAAGCCCGATCAGGGAACATTGCCATACCCGCCCCATGCTTTTCATCGCTGGGGAGGCACGGAATGTGTTGCCACCTCTCATGGCTTTCTCCATGTCCATCAAATGACTTCCCTAGGTTTTTACCAGATTTTCGTTTGCCACTTGGAAGAGGAAGCCCCAGAGAGGGTGCAGCTCAATCCGCCGCCCGTAGCGCGCTATCGCAACATGCCCTGTGACCAATATGCTTGGGTCAGAGACATCGTCAAACTCACGGACGAGATCGCCTCATTGATTCCTCGTGCCCTCCTCGCTTCTGCCACAGGAGTTGGGACCTCAGATTTCCTCAAAACCGCTCGGCCTGGTGGCCTTATTGCAGTTAATGGCATGCGTCCAGTTGATACTGACGCTCTGGCCGTGCTGTCCACCACATTTGCCGGCAAGCAGCTCCACGGTCGGTCTTTCACCTCGATGATTGCCACGGCTGAGCGCATCGTCGCCCAAAATCCACTCCTGGAAAGTCGCTACCCGCAGATTTCCTCCGCCATGGTCCTCAACACGGTCTTCACCTATCTCGCTTCACGTCCCGAGGACGGCTTGATTGAGGCCTGTGTTCGGGACTTTGACCACAAGGCGGAAGTCAAGCGTGGCCAATTGAGCTCCGGGAAGATTGAGCCGACCTTCCTTGCTTCCTATGGAAGGCCTTTGTGCATCGCAGCCGCCGCTGGTGTCCTCGCTTTCGCCTGGTGGCGTGGATGGCTCTCCCCCAGTGAAGGCCCTTTGGCCTCAGCGCTCCGCGGTTTTCGTCTGCAATGGGTAGAGGACCTTCCCGTCGGCCCCCTCAAGACCAGCCTCGACTTCATGACCAGTAAGGCGCACTTGCTCGGTACCGCATCCGAAGAGTTGTTCAAATATTCTTTTGGATGGGCGGGCAACGTGATTCTCAATGTTCTCGAGACCGTTAGTTCTTTCCAAGGTCGCCAAGCCATGGGCCTGTCTACGTCCCTCCGTGACATGGCCGTCGTCCGCGGTCCTGCCATAGCTTTCCATCTCCTCACAGGATTGGCCTACACCGTTTTTGGTTTCAAAGCGCTGCCAATCGCCATTCCAGCCCACTGGGCTTTTAACGGCGCCATCATCTACGCGTCCCTGGCTATACCCGGTTACTCCCAGCTGTGCTGGGGTTCCCAGGTCATGGTCCAAGGACAAGCGTTGGCTTGGAGCCGTTTTCCTTGGTGGTGCATGCCCATGCGCACACCCGCAAAGGCCATTGCTTGGATGCAGGCCGTAGCCAAGCGTATGAGCGAGTGTTTCTGGGGTGCCTCCCAGTACATCTTTGGAATCGGCGACGCACGCCATAACCATGACGGCAACCAAGCCTATGCCCTGGCCATGGTCCGTGCTGCCCGCTGGACCGGTGTTGAAGATCTCACACGCACGTGGGAAACGGTTGTGCCGCTTAGCATGGCCCGTTTCACAGCTACTGCTCCCACTGCCTGGATTGATGAGTTTGCCCGCCGCCGCACCGGAGACCAGGCAAGCCCAGGAAAGTTTTTGGATTGGCGGGTGGCCTTTTGCACCGTCACCATTGATGGGATCGTTTATCGTCCTTACCACATGGAACGCCGCGCCCTTGAGCTCCTCAACGAGAAACTGCTTCACACGACAATGCCCTGCGATTGCCAAGGGGTCAACATGCCCGAGGACAGCTGTCCTGCTTGCGTCTACACGCCCGAAGGCGACTTCATGCATCCCCTGATGGCAACGTCGGGGATGCTGTTCAAGCCTAGCAACAGTCCCGCTTCAGCTTTAGCTGCCATCATGCTCCGCTGGTACTTTACGAACAATGTGAACGATACCACACCTGAGCGTGAGGCGGCTTTTGCTTCCTCCACGTACGGTCAACTGGAATTTGCCACCACTTTTCTGCGTGCCCATTTTCAAGGTTCTTTGAAGAACACGAATTGGTCCACTATTGAAGAGTGCGCATCCGCAATGCCAGCGTCCAAGCGTGCCAGGTTGCTGGCTGGAGACCGGGAAAGTAAGCTCACTGGCGTCGACACCAAGGCCTCCGTGTTCCCAAAACACAACGAAACAGTCAAAGCCGATCGCAGCGGTATGTCAGCGCATCCTCAACCAACAGTCAAAACCCGCCTCGTCATCGACGTGCCTTCAGGAGCACAAGCAGTCATCCTCCCAAAATCCCGTGCCTACACAAAGGAATTGAAAACAGCCTTCGACGGCTCAGTTGTGCACACGATAGGCAACTACCGCGTCAGACTCGTCATTACCAAGCAGAAGAAAAAGAACTTGGATGCCTATGGCTTCCTCGCCCAAACCGTCTCAGAGATGTGCATTTTTGTCTCCTGTGACGACACGATCGTTTTTACTGGACAGTACGCCAGCGAATTCGGTTGTGATGTTTTTGAGTCCGATTATTCTAGCTATGACCAGACGCAGCGTAGAGGCTTGTGGGAACGCCTGTGGGAGATTCTCGACGATGGTAGTCAGAGTTTCCAAGAATGGCGCGCCCTCCACACCGAGATCAACACTGGTGCAGGAACCTTCAAGTACAAGCGCACAGCAGTCGTCATCCAGGCCCCCCTCCGCTACGCCATGCGAACAGGAGTCGGCTCCACTTCAATCTTCGGCAGCCTGATCAACCTTCTGGCCATTGTCTATTGGCTTGACCGCCGCTCGCGCGACCGCGTTGGCTTTAGTGCCGCCGTTGCCGACCTCGGACTCGAAGCCAAAGTCATTGAACATGCCAGCCCGCTCACAGCAACCTTCTTGAAAGGCGTGTTTTTGCGCAGCGGTTGGTCGCCATTGGTGTCGTCGTGTCTGAAATTGGGCAAGACGATGAAAGTTGCCGAGAGCCCTGAGGGCCTCTTCTTCAGAG